GAATTTTATTTGTATAACTCATCGGCAACAGGATAAAAACTCATATTGATACCATTTAGGCATCTCTTTTTTACTTACATCAGTATTCCCCAAATAAATACCTATTTCAAAAGATGTACGCTTTGGTACGAAAGTATCTGTGCGGCTGCCAGGGTTTATGTATTCCTGAAATTTAGATCCTGTGCCTGCTTCCTGAATCAAATATCTTATGAGTCTTTCTAAATACCATTCGGCGCGATTCTTGAATTTAGCAGTAAAATCATCGATCTCTGAACTACTTACCGCCTCGCTGTTCTCCGTTGTTTTGCGTGTCAGTCCTTTATTCCAAAGCTGAAAAGACAAAGCAGGCGCAAGCTCTGAAATAGTGTAATGTATTAACGGATCTCTTATATAGCTTTTTAAAAGCGTTTGTTCGTCTGCAGTTAAATTGCTTAGATTGATACCGTCCTGAAGCCTTTCGTAAAGAGCCGTACCCAAAACAGGCAGTATATACATTTCCTGCACCGCCTTAATTTCAGGAACAATCATTTTGCTGTCAATGTTTTTATGAACGGCGCTGCGCTCATAAATATTTTCCGGACTGATAAAAAGTATATCTCTCATATTGTTATCGTTTTTCCATTACAACTACTCTCCTCCATTCGTGCCTGCATTGTTTCGAATTTCCCCACCAACCGCCACCGCGATCCCAAACCGAATAACCTAACCTCCGACTCCAAGTTTCAATATCCGCACGGCTCCAAAGCTTATTCATATCCTGCAGCCTTGCGCAAAACTCCCTGCGTTTTGGTTCATCATCTACACCAAAACCAAATCCGGACCGCCACTCATAGGAATACATTATTTTGAATCCTAATGTTTCAGGTTTCAGTTCGCTTTGCTTTGACAAAGGCTCTGAAAGTTTACGCTCTATTATTTCATCCTGCCCGATACGTGTAACCTTTGCAGAAATACGTCCCTCCTTTTGTAGTCTTTTCAGAATCTCATTAACGCTATCCACCTCAAGATCTAATGTTTCAGCAATTACATCGGCTGTTATTCTTTTATCTTTTCTGATCAGATCCAAAACATTTGTTTCTATTTGCGTAACATCTGCAAAGCTTTCCTGCTTTGCAAAATTGAAACGTGAACTCTTTACAATTAAAAAGTCCTGCTTTGAAACACCGCACTTTGAAAGAGCATCTAACCAAAGTTCATCTTTTTCCTGTGAACTGAACTGCATTTCGTTATCAATAGAAAGCATCGTGTTTACCTCTTCATCATTCAACCCAAGACTACTTTTTAAAAGTAGCTTTGCCTGTTCCTGACTTATTTCGCCTTTCTCAAATTTGCGAATAATACGTGTTAAGCTTTGCCATTGGCGGCCAGATAAGTTCTTTAAATTCTCATTAACGATGGCTTGCTGTGTTTGTGTTGGTTGCACATCTGTTTGTGCAATTTCAGGATACTGAGAAGCATCAATACCGATCTTTTCAAGTAACCATTTTTTCGGAGCGATCTGCAACAAAGTCGCTTCGCTAAACTCAAATCCTATAGGCTCTACAGGAATGATCTTTTTTTCCACTCCTGTCAGTTCACTAAACAGCATCTCTAAAGCTTGCTGCTTATCGTTGCAATATGTAGACTTAAATATTTCATAAGAATCCCTAATATCAGACCTACCTCCCAAACTACCTTCAACACGAATGCCAAAAAGTTGTGGCGAAGTAATTTGATGCCCAGCGAAAAGTTCTTCCTGAATACTTTTTGCAAGTATGTCGAAATGCTTATCTAAATCAGTGCTGCTTAAATCGTCCATTTGCGGGCGCTTGTTCGGATCTTTTCCGAAATTCAGCACAATATTTCCCGCATTCTCACTTCCTGTGAACTTACTTTTAAATCCTTTCTCTATTTCTCTTTTCTCCTCCTCCGTTGGTATGCCCTCAAAAAAGCTAATCATCTTTGAAGCAAACATCCCGTTTGTAATTGTTGACAAATGGTATTTGCTTATTTCGATGTCAGTCTGAATGGCATTCAAAGCACCCATATAGCCAGGATATGAATAAGTTTCAACACCTGGTCTGTATTCTTTGTAATAAAGAATCTGCGTTTGATTCTTAAGCAATGCAGGATCTTCTTTAGGATTATAGGCTGCGAATACTTTAGGCTCTTCGCCTTTCTTGTAACTATCCCAATCCTTAACGAAAAACTGAGTATTGTCTTTGCTCGATCTTACTTTGTGATAAGGTACGTGATAATAGGCCGCTATCTTTCCAAGCTGATTGTATTGCACCTCTATATAACAACCTCCGAAAACCTCAACATCTAAACAAACTTTTTTCAATACTTCGTTACAGCTTTCGTAAGGATTCGCTGCCATAGGTTGATCAAACCCTTTACCAACTATGTAATTTACTTTGCCTAAAACAATCCCGTTGTGCTTGCTGCTTTTATTGAACATATTCAAAAGCAAGTTTGGGAACTTATTATCTTCACCAAACAGCACCCATCCCTTATTGGGTAGTTCCTTCATTACAGGAACTTTCACATCGGCAAACTTTATAAAACTGATTCTACTCTGCATCGTATATTTTGTAAGTTGTTGGATTATCGTATTTTGTTGTCGTTACATCCTGATCGTCTGATAAAAACATTAAACCTGTCTCCACAATAGCACCAGCATTCGCCTCATTCGTATTCGATGTACTTTCCTGTTCATAAGCAGTATATTTAAACCATCCTTCTTCCTTAGTCGCAAAGTATGTATTCACTACAAAAGTAAACTGATTGTAGCGATCTTTGAACAGGCTTTGATCAGCACTATTCACCAAAACAAATTTGACCTTTTCGTTTGTGGATCTCGATTCGAAAACAAAAAGAAAGTTAGCATCTAAAATAGTCTGCTTTTCTTTCAACGTTACGTAGATCGTTGCAGTCGTTCCTTTTGTTAATTTGATCATCTTTGTATAAATACGTAGAAACAAAAAACGCCCGCCTATTTGCAGGCAGGCGCTTTGCTTATCTTACATCACTTATTAACCGGCAGTCTCAAGGGCAGCTGCAACAGAGCTGTTCACTTCATAAAGTAGATCCGGTTCTTTGCCCATAAAGTTAAGGGTATAACCGCTACGATCTCCGAATGCTGTTCCGCTTCCGCTTTCACTTGCTCCCATATCCAAACCTCTTTCCTTTCCAAGCATCCAAAACTTATTGTTATTGTCTTTAACTACAGCAATCAGAATGTTTTGAGCCAACAATTTAAGTTCAGTATTTACAGCCGCTGAAAGTTTGTTGACTACAATAGTCAGATTTTGCTCGAAAAACAAAGTTCCGTTTTCAGTAGATACTTGAGGATTGTGGGTAAAGTTACCAGTCTCTTTTGGTATTTCGTATTTCCAGAAACGCTTTCCGCTTGCCTTAGTGATTCCGGTTACAACACCTGAAGCATTGGCAGCAATAGATGAAACGTTTCCTTTTTCAATAAAGTAAACTTCCGTAATACCGCCGGCTGAATCTTTACAGTCTAAACTATATCCTTGTGTTAATGCGCAGGGCATAATATTTGTTTTAAAAAGGGAGGAGTTTTCCCCTCCCTTAGTGATTAATTAATTACGCTTCGAAACGTACAACCTCATCAGGGAAAGCCAGCTGAACACCGATTTTCAGACTTGTGCTATACTTCACGTTGCGATCATCTTGAGAGTACCACATTTCAAAACGGCTCTCTTCACCTTCGATATCAGTTCCTAAAAACACATTTGACATTCTCATTGCATAGATATCGTTAGTACCATTCAGACCGTGAACAGGAACTACTTTGTAAGAAGTACCAGGCACTAAGAATTCAGAATCTGCAGCGTTATTTGTAGAACCTGGATTGTAGTGAAACAAATTCAGATCAACATATTTCTGAATGAGAAGAGTATAAACATCCCATCCGCAGAATATACGAACATCAGCCTTACCTTTTACAGAAGCAGGAAGAGCATTGATAACTGCAATAACAGCTTTCTGTGCTTTTTCCATTGTATCGATACCTGTAATAGGAGCGCCTGTTCCGTAGAATCCTGTAACGTTTGCATTTACAGATGTACCTGCATCAGCAATGTGTTGACGAATACCTTTGAACTTATTCAAAAGTCCGTTTGTACCACCGTAACCGCTACCTGTTGCAGTCCAAATTGCAGTCTCAAGGGCTTCGGCAATCTTACCGGCTTTGCGTCCTGTGTATTCAGCTGCGAAAGCGATTGTATCGTAATTAGATCCTGCAGGCAAAGCCTTCTGAAGGTAAACAGTTTCAAGATCTTTCGGACATAAAGTTTCCTGAACTTTGATTTTTCCTACAGTCAAAGTGCGCTGAGTGAACTCAGTTGTACCACTTGAAAGGAATCCGCAAGCAGAATCATCCTGAAAGAAAACATCCGTATCCATACGGTTAACGGTTTGAGAGGATTTGACACCTGTCAATACGTTACCTTCGGAAAGGATTAGCTGTTGAGTACGAGCCTCAAACAGCGAAGCAGTAACGAGCTGTTGCTCATTTTGTTCTGTGTAAGCCGTAAGGCCTGTAACTAAAAAAGCCATTTGATTTTATTTTTTAAATTGTGAAACGAATTGTGAATAAGAACGGATTTTATCTTCTTTTGTAGAAGCAGAATGTTTTTTGAAGTTGTTAGGAACTTCAGCCGGTGCCTGTGAAGGAACGTTAACCAATGTTTCAACCAGGGTAATCAGTCCTTGCATTGCTTCGCCTTGCTTACCGAATGCAGCTTTGAGACCTTCGTAATCAGATTTTAAAGCAGAAAAAGAAGCGTCATAAGCTGAAAACCTACCTTCCATTTCAGCTATCTTCTTTTTCATTTCCTCTTCTTCTTTCTTCTTCTCTTCTTCTTTGCTGTCGATCTCAATTTCTACCTTGTCCTCTTCTACTTCCTTTGGCATGATTTCAGCAATTACACCGCCTTCAGCTAAGATAACTTTGCTGCCATCGGCTAAAGTATGCTCACCTACAGGAGCAGGCGATCCGTCCTCAAGTGTTACAACACCGCCAACCTCAAGCTTATCGATTAATACTTTTGTGCCGTCCTCTAAAGAGTAAGACGGAGTAGGCATTGTTTCTTCTTGAAAAACAAGCTTTTTAACTTCTTGCAATAATTCAATCGGATTCTTCATACCCCTAAATACTAAGGATGTAAAAAATCGGACATTTTACAATGAAAGTAAAGACAGGAAAGCGTTTCGCCGCTTTTCGTTTATTTCGAAAAAGTTATAATGTTTTGAGCAATATTCATGCAGTTGAATGCCCTGTTCGTTACGCAAATATTCATCGTTTACAAGCCGTTTAATATGTCGAAGCCATTCTTTGCGATCCTTTGCGTAATTGACCAGGTCGGACGGAAAGCCTATATAGGGGTGAACGTTTGAACAAATGACCGGGAGCGCTTTGCCTGCCGCCTCCAATATTTTTATATTTGACTTGTAAGCGTTAAAATTGTTTTTCACCAAAGGGATCAGCATAATGTCAGCGTGTCGAAACATATTGTAATACTTGGAAACCTCAACCCCTCTGATTATTGTATGTGGCAGCTTTTTATCGTTCGTGAAATAGGATGCCATTCGCCCCCAATAATACAGCTCAGTTTCGTTTGAATCGGAATACCCACCCATGACCATTTGAATACCCGTAACATGTTTGTCTAATTCATACATCACTCCCTGCAATATTTTTAGATCAGGCTCATGTGTTATGCCGCCTGCCCAAAATAACTTCACACCATCCGTTTTAACCCTTTCCCCATCAAATTGATCATGTCCATACGGAATGGCATTCGGAATGATTAGAATATTTTTATTGTGCGGATATATTGCATCTGCCAACCTTTCATGAGTACATGTGACCAAATCAGCTTCTCTCATGTGATTGATTAACCTAGAAGCGTAGTTTGTGGCATTATACCCTGCATACATCAAATGATCATGATTAAGATGCCAGTAATCATCGACATCGACAACCAACTTGAAGCCATGTTGTTTGCGCCTTTCGATTAGATCTTCATT